ACCACCAATACATAATAAAAATAATTCACAAGATTTGTTTGGCGCATCAACAACAGAAGGAAGAAATTTTTTAATGAAAGAATTTATTCCCGAATTGGCTAAGTTAACAGGTAAACAAACAGGTGCAGAAATTAATAAAGGATTACAATCTTCGAATAGGGATATACCTAGCGGTGGATTATAATAAGAGGTAAACAATGTCTTTTCAACTCACAAAACCATCTGTTATTAATATAGAAGATGCTCGTGGCAGAGCCAGAGAATCTTTATTACAATTTACAATTAATCCATATGGCACATCTATAGATACTGTTACCGGAATATTAAAAAATAAACCAAAATTTACAATAGAAGCCGAATACGATAGACTGATTAATATGGATGAAAATTTTTCATTTCTTAATAAAATTGGTGGTGCTGTTGGTATTCAAGTAGGGTTAACAAAATCCTGGACACGAAAAATATTTAAAGGTGGTTGTTATTTAAATATTGCTCTCACCGCAAGAATTATTCAAGATGAATATACACCAGATGTTGTTGCTGTAACAAAAAATTTAGTATCTCTTTGTAATCCTAGAGATTTTTTTGCAGAGAAGAATAGTAAAGAAGAAGTAAAAAAACAACAAGCAAAAAATTTAATAGATAACGATGGAACACTTGGAGAAGTCGGAAATTTAATTGGTGGTTTTACAAATGTTTTAACTAAAACACCACCAAGATGTTTTTTATCGATATCTAATTATTTTAGAATGCAGGGTTTTTATGTAAAATCTGTTTCCTTTGACTTTTCACATGAACAAACAGAAAAAGGACCGTTATATTCAGATGTTGATATTGAGTTAACACAATCAGAGATTGTAGCAGCATGGGAACTAAAGAAAGCGTTTACATTTGATTCATCGTTTTCAATTTAATATGGAACAATTATGGATAAATTTAACAGAACAAATTTTTATAAACTTGAAGATGTTGATGATATACAAGAAAGAGATTTAATAACAAACATAACTACTGTATTTGATAATCAGGCAGATTATTCTTTTTATACTGTTAAGGATGTTGATTTAATAAGACCAGATTTAATTTCTTTTAAATTATATGGTTCTATTGCATATTGGTGGATATTAATGAAAGCAAACAATATCGAAGATGTTTGGAATGATTTATATGTTGGAAAAATATTAAGCATTCCTTCCTTTACAGATATTGAAAATTTTTATGATAAAAATAAGAAAAAATAATTATGTCAGAAGATTATAACATATTAAAAAAACAAGAAGATGATAGTTTAAATCCTTTTAAACTTAAAATATTTATTCGTGGTGTTCAGGTTAAAAACAGTAACATCGTGAATGTTATTATAAGAGAATCTATATTTGGAGTTTTGCCTGTATTAGACATGACGTTTAATGATTATGGTTTATTTACAGACGTATTTCCTCTAGGAGATGAAGACGAAATTACTGTACAAATATCTACCGATAAAGATTTAGAAGGAATTAAAACTTCCTTTTCTATTAATGATTATCATATCATACCAATGAATACCGATAATCATCAAGCATATACAATATCTTTTTCTGCTTTTTTGAAAAATGATTATATGTTATTTCCTATTCAAAGTCAAGCATTTTCCAATACAACATCGTCTAATGTTTTGAATCAAATTTTTGAAGATTCTGGTTTTATTGTAAAGAATAGAACAAAAACAAGAGATACAATGACATGGTTGCAATCGAGTATAAGTAATCTTGCTATGGTCAATCATGTTATAGATTATGCATATAAAGAAGACGGTAATATAGTTTTTGCTTTTGTGGATAAAAACAACAATGCATATATTACAGATTTAATAACAGAAATAAATAAACCCAAATCATTTAATATAAAGAAATCAACAGACCCTATAACGCTTTATTATACACAATTATCATCAGAAGAAAAAAAGATAAAGGTATTAGGGTATAATTTCTTTAGAATGGGTTTTCATCCGGGAACGAATAACAAAACCGGTGGTTATGGTATTGATGGTTGTTTTTATGATTATGATAAACCAAGTACCTTTATAACCAAGATGAATACAGATATTCATCCTATGACAGATTATTCTTTGAAAAACAAGAAGTTTATAAAAAATATAGTATCCGATAATGAATATCTTCCTATGAAATATAAAAATAGCAATGTTCATTCTAATTATCATAAAGCATATTTACAAAATAAATTTCTTAGAAAGACGTTTTTCTCTGATGTATTAATAGTTAATAGTTATTTTAATGACGAAGTTAAATTACTTGATAAGGTTATTGTTGATATAAACGCTTTAGCGCATTCTGGTGCAGATACCTTAGAAATTAATAAAGTTTATTCTGGTGAATATTTGGTTGTTGGTATTATAAATCAGGTAAATAATGGTGGCAATTATAAGTCAATTTTATATTTGAGTAGAGGTGGTATAAACCAATCTGCTCTGGTTGATAAAACGGAGATGAAATTAAATGGCTAAACTTCCTTTAGATGTAAATACGGTTCAAAATTTAGACCCCGACCTTAAAAAACTATTATCCGAATTGGTTAATAGAGAAGTTAAGTATGATGTATTGCGTTTTTATAGTGGAAAGGTGATTGATAACAACGATTCTACTCACATGGGACGTTGTAAAATAAGAGTATTCGGAATATATGGAAATGAAATAAGCGATGATGATTTGCCTTGGGCTTTACCAGATGACCATTTTGTTGGTTCGTTTAAAGGTTCTTTAATAGTTCCACCAAAAGGAGCATTAGTAAGAGTTTATTTCGACCACGGAGATATATACAATCCTGTATATACATCTAAAATTCCAGAGAAGAGATATAAAAGTGAACATATAAGCAAGGATTATCCTGATACAATGCTTTTCTTTGAAACAGATAATGGTGATTATTTTACTATTAATAAAAAAAGAGCAGAAATAACATTTCATGCTGCTGGTGGTGCATTAATAAGAATTGATAATAAAGGAAATATTTCGGTAGATACGACAGAAGCAGATGTAATTTATGGTGGTGGATTTAAATTAGAAGTTAATGGCGATGTACAAATGAAAACAATTGGTAATGTAACAATTGATGCCGTTGGCATTCCAACAAATATTCCTATGATAAATCCCTTTGAAGCTCCAGACCCAACAGATTTAAACGGTCCGAGAGTACCATCCACATCAAAGGTTACGGTAAATTCAACAGGCAGTGCAGATACGATAGTATTAGGCACTATACCTCCTGCTGACCCAGAGCCAACACCAAATCCCAAAGACCCAACAGAAGTTGCTATTGCAGCATTGGCTAAATTAAAAGATGGCGCTGTTAATATAATAGTTGGAACAGGACATATTAATTTAATGACAGTTGCAGGAAGCATTAAAGCAACAGCGAGTGTTGGTGTAGAATTGACTGCTCCTGTTGTTGATGTAAAAGCAGGGCAAATTAATCTTGGTTCTGGTGCTACAGATGCAATAATGAAATCGTCAGCATTAGCTCCGTTTTTTGATTCGCATGTACATCCAACACCAACAGGACCAAGCGGACCACCAATCGTACCGATGGCAAGTCAACTTGTAACAATGGTTTCGCCAATAGTTAAAATTGCTTAAAGAGGATATATAATATGCCCGGATTTGATGCACAATTCTGTCAAATGTTAGAATCAGAATTTTTGTTTATTAGAAAAACTCTCGACCTTATATTGGTTTATCCGGAACAAATGGCGGATAAAATAAAATCATATTGTTTTAGGGTTGCGAATATTCTTTTTAAAGCTATTTTAGACGAAATTAATTTTTGGCGTGACCAGATATTAACACTTAAAAAAATAATAACAGATTCAAAGTTTTTTAAAAATCAAAAAAGAATTTGTGCTGATATGATGAAATGCGCCAAATTGTTTGAATTGGTTGCAGGAAAATCAACATTTGGTAATAAAACAGCATCCGAATTAAAAGCAAATGCAGAAACATTTGAAAAATATGTTTGTCAAGGTCAACTATTGGAAGCAGCACAGGCGTTATTAAATACAGCGGTTGCAACATCTAAAGCGTTAATAACATCAGTTCAAACAGCAATGGAGACATGGACAACAATTCAATTTAATGTTTTCATGGCTAAGTATAATGCACTTTTAAAATTATATGATATAGCTGGTTCTTTAGAAAAATTAGATGCGATGGCTGATTGTATTTTCGGAGTGTGTAATATAGGAGCAACAGTTGTTAATTATAAAGATGATATAACAACACGTTTATATTTAAACGCCAATGGTCAAGCAGATAGAAGTAAATTTAGAGCAATATTATTGAGTGGTATTAATAAAATAGATGATGCTGTATCGGGGTTAGAAGATGATGCTAATGCAATTCAGTCTCAATGGCACAAAGTAGCCAAAGATACAATATCGCATAATTGATTTAAACTATAAATATCTATATGAGTGACAAACTATACAGTGATTCTTTTGCTTATGATTTAGCCAATGATGTTCTTACAAAAGGCGAATTGTATGATTATGATGTAATTAATCAAAGCATAGAAAATATATTAACAACTGGTTTTGGTGAAAGATTATTTAATCCTTATTTTGGTTCAAGTTTGGGTAATTATCTTTTTGAGGGGATGAGTAATGATTTTTTAAATGGTTCGAGTCTTATTAAAAAATTGATAGATGAAATTTCTATATGGGAAAATAGAATTACATTTAAACAAAATGAATGTAGTATTATAGCAGACCCAGATAATAATTCGATTGTTTTGAAATTAACCTACTATGTTAACAAAACAAATATTAAAAACGTATTTAAACGCAAAATAAGAATATAAGAGGATATAAAATATGGCAGGAAAATTAGGATATTCTAAATTGACGTATAACGATATTGTCAATCAGATTACAAGCAGATTAAATGCTGACGCTGAATTTCAGACATTCAGAGAAGCATCAATGGCAAAAACAATGTTAGAATTATTTTCTGGTATTGGTGATATGGTTAATTATTATATCGAAAGACGAGCAGAAGAATCATATCTTGAAACTGCTAAATTAAGGTCATCTGTTATACAACTTTCTAAACAATTGGGTTATATTGTACAAAGACCAATACCAGCCAATGCTTCGATGTCAATGACATTAATAGGAGATGATGCTGCTTGGTCTGGTGTTGTAGCAGGAGATTCTTTTCAATTGCCAATATATTCTTCTTTTACATATAACGGTAATAATTTTACATTAAAGAATGTTTATACATATACTTTTACAGCGGATGATATAGCAAATTTGGTCGACCCAACATATACCAAAACAATTCAATATGGTCTTTTTAATAATGAAGATAATTATTTCTTATATAAAGACGAAGATTTGGTTGACGAAAGTGATTTAATAACGATAGATATGATTCAAGCAGAAAGAAAATATTATTTTATTGAAGGCACAACCAATGAACAGCTAGGAAAAAAATTCCAAGTTTATAATATACCAGATGATACTTTTAGTAATATATACGGTAGTTCCGATTATGATATCCCCTTAACAAAAATAGCTGCTTCTAATCATGCTGCTAATATCTTTGACCCAACTACGGCGGTTACTCCAACATCTGCATATGAATATACAGTTGATAGACGCTCTTTATTGCAAATAGGACAATCTTTAGGAATTGATGCGGCTGCAACAAAAGTTTGTTTGTTAAGAACCAATATGGATGAAACAATTGATTTGGTTTTTGGTGATGATGTGTATGCGGCTCTTGGTGCAACAAGTGATAATAACAATATATCAATTCAATATCTTTCAACACTTGGTTCAAAAGGAAATAACATTGGTGTTGTTGGTGCTAAAGTAACTTATAACGATACGATTACAACAGTTGGTAGTGTTGATATTACATCTCAAATAGAATTTAATTTAACAACAGATATTGTTGGTGGTGCTGATATGGAAGAAACAGCATCAATACAATTAAATGCACCAAGTATATATTATTCGCTTGACCGTTGTGTTACTCCGGGAGATTATGTTGCTTATTTAAAAACATTGACATCTCCTATAATTGTTAGAAATGCAATAGCATGGGGTGAACAGGAAGAGGGAGGAGCATCTGCTCCTATAGAAAAACTTTTTAATGTCGCTCTCTTTAGTTGTTTTGGAGAATTATATAGATATAATTCCGTAAAGGATGAGTGGAGTGCAAAGGATAGTGATACGGGAACCGGTGGTGAAATGGCGGATGCTGTTATTGATGATGTTGATTTGTTTGGCAATTCTCCGGGTGGCTCTGCTATACCAGACCATCACTATTTTTACATGATTGTTGCATCGGGTTCGCCGGGAAGTGCAAGAGATTTACAAACAGCACACTTAGCAAATGCTACTTCAAAGTTAGGTATTGTTTATACCAATTTAAAAACACGTTCTCAAATGACAGTTCGTAATGTATATGTGTCTCCTATTATTCAAGAATTTTCTTTGCAAGGAACAATTTTTATTAATAAAATGGCTGATGCAAGTCAGTTATCTATTGATATAAAGAATGGTATATATTCGTTTTTGAATACGAATGCGGATTTTAACACACCAATCTATCTTTCAAATTTAATTGATATCGTAGAGGATAATCAAGGTGTTCTCTATAGCAATCTTGAATTAGTACCAACTGATACATCTGCAACCAGTTTGGGTGTTTCTGGTGAAGATGTTATTACTGCCGTTTCTGGTGATAATTCAATATCACAATGGATTGATACGTTTGTAACACCACCAACAACAGATTATAAAAATCTTATTTCTCTTTTAATTTATTCGGTTTGGATTGGTTCTTTGATAGACCCTGATTTGGATAATTGTAAAACCAAAGATATGGATTCTACTTGGTCGGGAACATATATGTATAAACATCAAATGACAGAATCTTGGTTTTGGAAAACATTTGTTAATAATATTTATACGTCTTTGGTTGCTATACCAGCATTAGAAACATTTGTTGGTTCAATATTCTTTGACCAACTGATGATGAAAATAAGAAATGTTTTTTATTACGCAATACGTTATAATATGATGGTGGATTCTTCAAGTGAAAAAACAGAAGACATTATCACTTATACAGTAAAAACGGAACTTCCAAAAATAACATTTGAGGCAGGAGTAATGTACAAGTAATGGCACGAATACCTACTATAAACCATAATCGTTTTTATAATAATAAAGAAATCGACTTGGTTTCTCTTCTGCCCAATAGCATGAAAGAAACAGAAGTAGAAACTTTTTTAAAGATATTTGAAAAGTATTTAAACGAGATGTATGCTGGTGCAACAAAATATATATCACCAGAAAATCTTGAATCTATACCATATACAAACGAATTAATATGGACAGATGATTATCAATATGTCACGGGTCCTTATGGTGATTTTTTGAATCATTTTAAAGCAGGTGATTTTTTAAGAAGGAATAACGAAACAAAATATTATAAAATAGAAGAAGTGGTTGATGATTCGACAATAAAATTAACAGAATTCTATACCAATGAGATACCACCAAACTATTTAAAAACAGCTTATTGGGATGAATTTGGTGAAGGCGAATTTACAGATTTTTGGGATGGTAATATATCAACATCTCCTGTTGGTATGGACGGTTCTGTTATAAATGAATATGATATAGATACTGTAAATAATAGAATTTATTGTACAGAAGAATCGTTAAGCGTAACAGGTACAACTAATTCCTGTATAGCAACTCAAATATATGGAGATTTCCAGTTTGAACTTGGTTTTCAAAGAAATACAGATGATAAATATAGAAATAGAAAATTTGGTTTTGCTTTTTTTCCTACAGATAATCCGTCATTAGAATATCAAATTTATTATGAAAATGGTTTTTTACAATTAAACGTTAATGGTGCATCTGTTCCTATCTCTGGATATATTGAAATAGATTCGACAGAAGATAGTTGGGTTGTTAATGTTACAAAAACCCGTGATACAGGAAAAATAAAAATTAGAGTATCAAGTCTTAAAAAACAAGCTGGCTCTACACCTGTTGCTTTTACATCCGGTGTTGGTTTCTTTAATAGATTTGAATATGAATTTAACGTACCCGTAGAAGATAATTTTGCCAATTATATGACTCTTAAACTTATAAACGGATATCAACAGGCATGGAATTATTTTTATTTCGAATCTGATTTGGGTTTTCCAGGAGAAACAGACAGTCTTGAGTTATTATCTTCTTTAGAAGAAGTAGATGAAAGATTTTATAGTTATGTAACACCATTTGGAAGAACAGTAGAAAACGATGGTGATTTGGATATTTATCAATTTTATCATGATGAGGGTGTTTTAAGAATAAGAAATTTAGAATCGTCTATTAGTTTTTCTGCAACAGATTTTAGAAGTTCTTTAAATTATATTTCTATACTTGAGAAAATAAGACGATTAACAGAATTCTATACCAATGAGATACCACCAAACTATTTAAAAACAGCTTATTGGGATGAATTTGGTGAAGGCGAATTTACAGATTTTTGGGATGGTAATATATCAACATCTACTGTTGGTATGGACGGTTCTGTTATAAATGAATATGATATAGATACTGTAAATAATAGAATTTATTGTACAGAAGAATCGTTAAGCGTAACAGGTACAACTAATTCCTGTATAGCAACTCA